CGGGGCGGTTTTTACGTCAGAAACGTACACCGCCCCGGTCATTCCGCTAATTGCCATATCAATTCACGCTCCTTAGCTCGGTAAACTCAGAGCGCCGGTGCCCTGGATATCGCAACTGAACGATGCTTTATCGTCCACCGGTACCTCAATCGAAGGCTTTACAAAAGCTGACCCAGTAAAGGTTATAGTCTCGCTTACCTTAAAGCTAAAGTTCAGTGCTTCTCCATTTAGCCAGGCTTGTAAAATTGCCTTCTGCCCACTAGTATCGTCTGGCTTGAAGTTACCTTCTGCACTGCCAGACCATTCCTTTAAACCAGCTAGATACTCTTTCCAGCCCTCACTGTCAAAACTGGTGATGTCAATATCGTCTGCGCCTAAATCTAGGCTCCAGTTAGCGATCTCGGCCACCTTGTTAGCGCCAATGTTAAGGCTTCCTCCTTTTCCTGCTAATGCCACTCTAATCACGCTCCTTTATGATTTCAAAATTCACAAACAGTTCAACCCGGTTGCTTGCATCCCGCTTCAGCACCTCCGGGGATCCGCGGGCACGGATGAGCAGATACCGGGTGCCAGACAGCGTTTGTTCATGCAGCCCGTGGAGTTTCTCTATTACTTCTCCAATCTTTGACCTGGCCGCCGCATAGCTCTTGTTGCGTACCCGTACCTGCAGCCCCGGGTATTCGCCGTTCCAATGCAAATCGGGCGGCGATCCGGCATACTCAAAAAGAGCGATGCAATTGTCGGGCTGGTCCGGCATCAGGCCCAGGAATATATCAGCCCCAAGGGTTCCTATCCCCTGAGACTGAAGGTATGCGCCTATTCCTCTTAACACATCGGCATCACCTCACTAATGCGCATCTTTGAGGGCTTTTCTTATCTGCTTATCGGCATATTTAAGTACCTTTTTTTTGTTCCGGTTAAACGGATCCTCAAGATACTTTGCCTTGCCCCCATGAGGATGCTCATAGTCTAGTTCCTCGTGCTGGCGCCGCGCATATGGAGTATTGAAGCTGATGTATACAGCCTTTTCTTTGCCCTCCGGACCGGGGAAAGCATCCTTCATGTCGCTCCCGGATTCAGCAGCTTCATACACCTGCGCCCCGTCCGGCAGAGCCCCAACGGTTACGGTACCGCTGCGGCGTAAAGTCCCGGTATCAATCGGCGTTTCATCTATGGCCTCCGTGAGTATGGCCTCTGCTCCGGTCCGCAGCGCTTTCAGCCCAGCTTCCTCTGCTATTTTGACGGCCTCTTTAATGCGCCATTTATCCCGCTTCGCCATTATAACAACACCTCTCGGTGAGTAACCGACCCATCAAGCCAGGGGATAGCAGAAACTTTCCTTACGGGCCAAGATCTGCCACTATATTCTAACAGGTCACCTTTTTGAACGTTTTCAGCACAAAGCACTTTCGCATTAGATACCGTTTCCTGGCCGTCATCGCCCATGAAAAGCTCTTGCACATCTTCCCAGCGTACTTTGATTAACTTGCTGCTGGTTGATGGCTCGCCGTATTCATTCTGGCCGGTGACATAGTGCCATATGGCTGGTTGGTTAAGATATCTGCTTATCATTTTGCATCAACTCCATAACTTTTCGAGCCCAAACCCTGTCGGATTCTTTTTCCTTTTCGCTCAAATCCTCGTACGGGGTTTCAATTTGTCTTTGCCACCGCTGTATGTTTTCAGAGGTAAGATTGTCCAGCATGTACCGTGTCCAATGCGCCCATTGCTCATGTTCAAGTGCTGCAAGTTTTTCAATCAAGTTATCATCACCGCCCCTATCAGCCAAGGCCGAAGTAGTTCCTTTGCTTCCTGGCTTAATAGTCCTTTGCCAGCACCAGCAGCAAAAGTCTCGCTCATGTTGCCCAGCGAAAAAGACTGCACCCCTTCCTGCTGGAGCTTCCTACGCTGGCTGTTTCCGCTTTCGAGTATGGCAAGGGCTTCTTCACAGCAGGCTTCCTGGACTTCTTTGGGTATCTCGGTATCCGGGTGCCTGGGAAAGGCCAGCTCCTGCTCCGGATTCGTCTTTCTCCCTCTCAAGAGTTGCCGGTCTATTGCTCTTGTTGCTTGCTTGAGGGCTTTTTCTTTCGTGCTTTCGTCTGCTTGCCCCCAGCTTTCGGCATGGAGGCGGTTTTTGAAGTATTCGTCTGCGTATTCGATTGTGCAGTAGCTTTCTGACATTTTTCCTCCGCCTCCTTCTTTGCTTTTTCTGCCTGCTCCCTGCGCATGCGCTGGAAGCCGGTAATATCGATTGACATTTGTATCACCTCACTGAATCAAAAGGAGAGGGCCGATTAAAGCCCTCTCTTTCATCGTTTATTCCTGCGGATCCTCGACGACCTTGATCAGGAAGTGGTTCTCCGTTTTGACCGTATACCCCATGATGCTCACGGTCTGGTTGCTGCCATCCACGTTGACGTTGATCTTTACGGTTTCGTCCTCTTCCCAGGTGTCACCGAGCGTGACGGTGAACTCCCCAACGCCGTTCTCGAATTCCAGGTCGAATGTCACATTGGTCCCGGCGCTTCCGGGAGTGTCGCCGTTGATGGAAAGCGTCCCGGCAGAGGATCCATTGTCAACGGTCACCTTGCGCTTGCCGTTGAACCATTCCATGACCTTTGTCTTGGCCTGATTCATCAGCTTGACAGTGACAGTCACGCTGTATTCGCCTTCTTCAGGATTTGCCTCGCTCGCTGTCGGCGTCAGTGCTGGGTCGGTGCCGTCATCCCCAGTCATAGCCGGGAGGACAACAAATGCCATGTCGCCCCCGGCCGCATCCTCTAACCCCTTCAAGTGGTCGTAAAACTCATTAGGGGTGTAGGTGAAACGCTTTAAATAATCAAGGTATCTCATCTCATCACCCCTTAACCCTGAGATACAGCAGCAAGGCGATGTTTGAACTGCACTATTCTGACGTTCTTCGGCTCATACACCCTCTTCCAGTTCTTGTAGTTGGCAAGTTCGGCATTGCTCGGTGTTGCGCCTGTTACGGAATCGTTCTGGAAAGCCACTCCCCTCGGATGGAGGATGAAGTGCCTTCTGTGGATGAGAATATCATCGCCAGCCAGAGCATCCCTTGCGGTTTCTACCGGCACGGGAGCTCCGCCCTCGCCCCAGCCAAAGGCACCGGCCCCGAAGATGTAAGTTGTGTAAACGCCGTCGCCGGATACCGGCAGGCTATCGTCAACCACAACAGGCTTACCAAGGAAGGTCCTGACTGCAGGCTTTCCTTCAGACGGGGGAATGGTTTCAATCAGGTCATCCTTCGTCAGCTTTGCCACCGTTGCGCTGTGCATAGCAAAGCCGGTCAACTTATCTGCATTGTCGCCCAGCTTATAGATTGCATCAACTGCGGTCCTAGCATCAATTACAGCTGCCTCTCCAGCTCCTGCGGAAATATCGTGCTGGTTAGTGTCCATTTCTGTATCATCGTGACCAAAGATACCATCAAGCGTCTTAATCAGGATAACATTAAATCTCCTTGCCCAATATTCGGCCACCAGGTCACCGATAGCTGCCATCGGGTCATCACCGGACAGGGCTTTAGCAAGGTCATTTACGCTCCATGCACGGCCTC